ATCCACTCAGCACAACGTCGCATGGCATGTCGTCGGCAGTGGTTGAGATGCGAATGCCCAGCCCCAGGGGATCCACGTTCATCACGATGGAGGTTGATCCTGCCGGATACTCCCCGCTGACCGCAGTGTCGCTTGACTGAGCCTCGAATCGCATAGCGAATTCGTTGGTATCCCCGGTGGTTGCAACGTATTGCCCCACTCGCCACGGCGCATAGGGGGTATTGTTGAGAGCTATGCTCCATAGTTTCGAATTGAAATGTTCACTGTATCCCTGCACTAGCAGTGACAGCGCGTCATTTGAGAATCCGAATACCGAGATAAGGTTGCTTATCTCAATACGGCTAAGCGGTGACATGTCCAACCATGCTTGCCGTAGAGTCGCATTCGCGGCCTTGGCGAGTTCGACATGGATGGCGGGGTACCGCGCCTCGTTGGCCGTGCCGAGCCCCACCTCAAACTGCGCCCTGCCATACAGCGCATTGTCATTCAGGAAGTTGTAGGACGCCGAACTTGAGTATTCATTGATACCGTTAGGGCCAGATCCCATCGGACTTGTGACGTCACGAGCCGTGACGCTAGAGCCATGTTGCCGCGAGGCGGTGAACTTGTTTACGTGCCCCTGGTCGCCGGGCATGGGGATCAGTGGGTACTGAACCTGTCCACCTGCCGCATTAAGCGTAAGACTGCTAGCGCGATCTTCGATAGCGCTCCGGGCAATGTATGTATACCCGGGTCCCATGCCGTCGAGCAACAACCCTCCATCCGCACGCGCGCAACCTTTGAGAATGTTGAGGAACGTATCTATTTCTTGCGCGCCTAGCGTTAGATAAATATCAGATCTTCCTACAACATCGATATGCACATTCTCTTCTGCGCATATACGACGTATTCTTTCGGTGGGTTTCTCGATACCAGAGAATGCGAGCAAATAGAAATAGTCGCCGGGGACCCCGAAAAGAGGAAAGCCGAGACTCAAATCAACATCTACGCTAGTGAGTGCACCCATGTGGCCAAACAACATATTATCTGTTTGGGCCGTTGTTAGAAGATGCAAGCTACGCAGGCGTCCCAATGTTTGAGCAGCTTCATTGTTAGCGCCTCCCCCGAATCCCGCTGAGGGACTGGCCATATCCCATGACCAATATAGCGATGTGCCAGATTGATACGTCTGAACATCAATAAAAAACGTAATCCCTGGGAGCGGGACTCCACCCCCAGGATCACTTAAGTGATTGACTCCAGCATCATCTAGCGCCTGTAGCTGAAACACGGCACTAGCGTTTACCCACTGCAAGCGCCAATTATTATACGTGCCACCTTCTGTCTTCCAGGAAAAGATCGTCGTATCCGCCGATAGCGTTGTTTGTAATTGCATGACAAATTGCATGCGCCATTGCTGGGGCGATGGCGACGTATAGACTGGCAACGTCTGATTAAATCCTGCGCCATTGGCGAATGCCGGGATGCCCGCCGTTCCGGGCGCCTCCGCGCTTGACGCCCATGTCACCGTGCCGAAGGGCACGATAGACTCATGTCCAAAAAACTCAACAGCTGATGTAGACGACGTACCGTCTTCCATGGGCCAATACCGAATAATTGCAGCAACATTAGCATCGAAAAACTGTGCCTGTGTCGAAACCCCACGCGTCATCGGAGAGCGAAGCGGATCGGTGCCCTGGCCATGTCGACGCGAGATACCAGAAGCCTCAATGTCGCATACCGCATAGCGACGCGATGCATCCCAACGTGGCGCAAACCCGTTGCTCACCTCGCCCTGAAAGCGCAGCGACGCTCCGTTGCCCATGTCCAGCAAGACCCGCACGGGTACGCCTAGCTTGATGCCGGGGTACCACTTGCTGAATGCGTTGAATGGAGTGAAGTCTCCAGTGAAATTCTTCACAGTAAACTTGCACTGCGCGGGGGCCGGGCTGTCGTTGAACTCGTCTTGCCGGCCCATCGGGTTGATACTCACGCCGGGCTCCCACAGCGCCAGCGACGTGATGTCCACCCACGGCCAATAGCCGGGGTCACCCGTGAGGTCTGCGCCCGGTGCGATCTCGATGATCTGCCGCGCGGTTGGCCCCATCGAGTCAGGCAGGAACGCGCCGCCCCGCAGCGAAGCGCCCTGCGGCGCTCCCTGTGGAATGCCACTCAGGCCCGGCGGCCAACCCGAAGCGCTGATACGCGAGGAGATCATCGCGGCCATCCGCGACGCGGCGCTCACCTACTCGTCCCAGATGAGCCAGCACCGCATGTCCACGGCAGTGGTAGGGGTCGTGGCGCGCACGCGCAGGAACCTGGAGATAGCGACGATGGGCATTGCGTAGGGCAGGAAGTCCCGTTCGTAAGTCAATGGCGAGTTGCCGGCCGTGCTGTCCAGGGACACCACATCGAAGACTCTAGCAACCGTGGTGCCACCCTCGGCGCTTGCGGTGTAGCCAGTGGCCGCGGTGCCCAGCGTCATCAGCGAGGCCGGCGCGTTCGGGTCAAGTGGATCCACGCCGGAAGCCACATGCGCCGTGACGGTCGCAGCCACATCCGTCTGCAACAGCTCGACCACGGCATCCGCGCCGGGCGGGTCATCGCATGAGAACCCCCAGGAGATGATCTGCAACTGTCGCGTGGAAGGCGTTGCGACTTGTAGCATTGTCTTAATTGCCGTGCCGGTAGTCACCGATTGCTGCGCTGCCGTGGTTGGCATGGGGCCATTCCACGTAATGTACCTATGCATGCCAACCCCTAGTTGTTGAGAATGATCTTGCGCTCACGAATGAGCCTCATGAACATCACGGAAACCGCGCCGTCGGTATCGCCCGTGAATCGCACCTCAGTGCCACCGCCATTAATCATGACGGGAGCGACGTTCGGTACGGCTGACATCATTGCCTGCGATTGCCCCGAGGGGTACACCATTGAGCCGTCTGGCAAGTTCACCAACTCAGGGCCATGCTCGCCTATGAGCGTCATGCCGCCACCCGGACCGCCGCTGGCCTGAGCCCGGATATTGCCACGCCCCTGAACGATGCCCGACCCCTGATTCTCAACGTAGTTTCGGCCGCTCCCTGTGACGAAAGTGTCAACTTGTACAGTCACCTTTTTGAGCGGGGGCAGTCCGTTAAGTAAACGCAGTAGATCGTTCAGGTTATTGATCGCGTCGGTCAGTCCTTGCGTGGCGATGTTCGTGTTTACCTTGTCGGGCACGGTGGCATACTTACCTACCAGCCCGTCAATCTGCGCTTGCGTCAATCCCGCCTGGCGCATCTGCCTTTCGAGCGCCTGCGTGTTCGCGTCGTATGCCTTGGCGGCAACGTCAGCTCCCGCGCCTGACGCGATGGCCACGTCGTATGCCTTAATGTTGGCATCCACCTGAGCCAGGATCGCCTCGCGGTTCGCCTGTCCTTTCTCGGTGTGGATGTCAAGCTGTTTGCCGTTCTGCTTGAACGAATCCGACACCTTCGTTAGGCTCTCCGCGACACCAAGTAGCGCGTGATCCGAGTCCATCATCGAGTTGAACAGCTTGTCCGACATCTCGCCCGCGAGCGTGTCGGCGGATTTAGACGTATCGCCCAGCTTCTTGGAGAGCGCATCGAGATCATCAGCAGCCTTTGCGGTAGCGGCTCCCGCGGTGCCCGTGGTCTTCGCCAGCGAGTCAAGGGCGTTCTGATATTGTGGCAGGCCTTTCTTCAGGTCCTCAACGCTGATGCCCTGTCGCTGCGCGGCGCGCGTCAACTCATCAAACTGACCCGCGGCTTCCTTGATGTTGCCGTTCGAGACCTCGTCCGCGAGTGCTGCATCGATCGAAGAGATGCGTTCACGCGCATGCTCTAGCGACTCGTCAAATACGGACCCCAACCCCGTAAGCCCCTCGGCCACCCCCGCGATGGCGTTGCCGGTCTTCGCCATGCCGCCAGAGCCAAGCGTGCCGAGATCGTAATTCAGGTGCTTAGTTACCTCGGAGACGTTTTGTCCACTCGTGCCGAGCGCCTCAAGGGCCTTCTGGGTGGTGGCCACCCCGGTACTGTCGGTGTGGCCGAGCGCCGCGCTCGCGGTTTGCACGGCCACCATAGCGACCGCCACGATGCCCGCTGTGCGGGCCAGCTTGCCTAGCCGGGTGTCGGCGGCCAGTGCCCCCGTGGACAACCCGGAGAATGCCTCTCGGGCCGCCGTGATCCGGGGCGCCAGGAGCAGCGCCGCAGCAGCCAGCCCCAGCACCGCGACAATCAGCCCCTCGATCGGCCGCGGGATGGCCGCGAACGCCGTGGCCAGCAGCCCGGTGATCTTGGCAAGCTCCGCCAGGACCGGCAGCAGGCCGGTACCGATCTTCGCCTTGGCGTTCTCCATCTCCGCAGCCGAGATGCGCTGCGCGTTGGCAAGCCCGTTGCTCGTGTTCTTGAAATCGCCGGCCGTGGCGGAGGTCTGTTTCATGATCAGATTCAGCCGGGCCGAGGCCAGCTCCTGCGTGGTGAGAGCGTTGGCCGAGGTCTTGCTTGTCTCGGCCAGGGCCTCCGTCTGCACAGCCGCCGCACTCAGACTAACACCGTACTTCTCTAGCGGATCCGACTCGCCACGCAGACCAGCTTGAATCGACTCCAACGCATCGGGTACCGAGGTGTTGAATACCGATGCCATATCAGCGGCGCGCTGCGTGAGCATCAACGTGTCCGCGCTCACGGTCTTCATGTCAAGCCCGGTGTTCTTCAGTAGCGCACCCATGGGCGTAACGGCCTCGTTGAAGGCTCGCTGGCTCAGGCCGAACTGCGTAGCGTTGTTCTTCCCCCAGTCGAGAATCACCTTGGAGGATTGTCCAAATACCTGATTCACGGCGTTGGTAGATTCGCCCAGCGACGATGCCGCCTCCACCGTGCTGCTCATGAACTCCTTGACCTTAGCGGCCCCCTCTTTCAGGAAGTCCGCCGCGAGTACTCCGGCTGCTGTTTCGCCAATCCTCTTGAGCGATGACGACATACCGTCGGAGCTTGACTTGACTTTCGCTTCTGTCTTCGCGGATTGATCACCAATCCCCTTGACCGAATCGGTAACCTGTTTTACTTTCTTGTCGGTGGCGTCGAACCCGGAGCCGGTCTTATCGGCACTCGTGACGACGATCTGAATTTCGTTAGCCATGCCAGCTCCCTCCCGCCTACGCCGCGCTGACCATGTTCAGAGTCGACTCCAGTTCCGCATCCGGAACGTCACCCGGCACCTCGGATTCCGTCGTCACCGACCCCGGATCGCCCGACTGCGCCGGCTCCTGCGAGATCGCCTCCAGCCAGGCCAGCACGACGGCCAGGACGAAGGTGAATTCCTGAGCCAGCAGGCCGGCAGCGTCGGCCGGGACCGGCGCGCCACCATCCGTGAGGTTCCACGAGTCCAGGTAGTCCACGAACCCGGGTTGCCGATCCGGTCCGTCACCCCCCCCGACCAGCAGCACGTAGAGCTTCTCCGCGCT